GCATGAAAGTTATCTGGGTTCTGGCAAAAATATCGGTACTTTTCGTCACAGCCAGTTAAAAGCAAAATAAGCAATAAATATCTCATTTACCTAAACCGATCCTTCCGAGTAGGAGATTAACAATTTTGTCCGACAAATCGTCAGGCAAAAACTTCAGAAACCCTAGAAAATAAAGCGCAACACACCCATAAACAAATATTTTGAGTGCTAAATCAAAGGTCTTCTGATACTCATTCACCGACCACATCTGCTTGTTTTGCAGAACTCCATCAACTCATAAATGCCAACAAAGACTAAGAAACCAAGAAGGAATAATGCTCCTAGTGCCAAACCAATCTCTAGTTGTTCTTGTTCTTTCTCTTTAGCTTTCTTCTCTGCATACTTTAATGCAGCAATCTCTTTGGCATCATCTCTGTCCATCTCAGCCTGACGAGCTTTAATCTTTTGCCATACGTCAATTTTGCCTGTCTGCATGAACAACATCTTGAGTTCTTCTTCAAAGGCTCTGGCTTGCTCTAGTGCCATCTCAATTTGAAGGGCAACCCCCATGTTTGAGCCTTTTTTATCCCTCTTAGCTTCAAGCATAGCCTTAGTAGCCACACTCTTAGCATCAAACATCTTGCCAATCATCGGGGCAAGTGAGCCTAAATCATTGGCGACCTTACTCGCCTTCTTAACCATGCTAATAGCGGATTGAATCCCCGCTAGTGCACTCATGGGGTCGATGGGAATCATACGACCTCCTCTGGCAAGTTGTAATACTGCTTTTCGCCCTCTTTTCGTGCCACTATTGCATCATCTAAGTTTTTGTAATATCCAAGCCACTTATTCTTTTTGTTTACTTTTACATAAACAGTCCATGTTTTTCGCAATTCAAACCATGAAACTCCAATGTGTCCACTTTTATTATGGTTTGGCAATGAAATATTTTGGCAATTATCGGTTCTGCTTACAGCCCTAAGATTACATAGTCGATTGTCATTTCTAATTCTGTTTTTATGGTCAATGTCTTCTTTAGGAAAATCTCCATAAACATATAGCCAAATCAATCTATGCACACGATAGTTTGTGCCATTTACTTTTACTGTGCAATATCCCTGACCATTAAGCGATTTTGCTTGTTGCCAAGGTTTAACATTCTTACCATTACCATAACGCCAAAGTAGAATTCCACTTTCGGCATCATAGTGAAACAACTTTCTGACTGTTTCTTGATCGATCATTTTTTCCTCTCCCACTTAATGCACACAACCCTTCGGTTGTAAACATCACCAGTCCAAGTCCATTTAATACATCGGTACTCTATGGTTGCCGCCAAGAGAAAGGCGATCACGGAAATGCCCAAACAACAATATAACTACAGAAAATTACAAAACAGAGAATTAGGACTGCCACCGAGATAGCGAACAGCCCGTCTTTCATTATTCTTCTCTATTTTCAAAAGCACCTTTGAATCCAAATGTTGCTGAAGAACTTAGTGTTGGACTCCATTGGCTTGGGTCTGCCAACAGTTTCAATACTTGATTACGTTCGGCAGCAGGTAATGTTGATAACAAATCAGCCGCACCTTGTGGTGTTTTCATTGCTTCTGTCAAAGCCTGTAAAGTTTTGGTACTAACAGCTTTCTCTAACTCACTAATCACCTTATTAGTTGATGATGCAACTACGCTTAAATAAGATGGCAATCTTATAAAAGAAGTTTGTTGTTTTAATAGTTGTGCAAGGGCGGTTTGACCTTCTTTTACTTGCTCTCCGACAGAAACTTGAGTTAGTCGTTTTTGTGCCTGATCTCGCAATACAGACAAACTTGAGTCAGCCAACTCAGTCGCAATGTTGTACTTGCCTGGCCCAAGAATTCTCTCAACTTCTTCGGGGGTCTCATTCTGAACTAAACGCACAAAGCCATCTTTATTTGTTTTCCAAAGTTTAAGTGCTTCACCTGTCAGTTTGCGCTCGGCAATCTTCTCCATACCTTTTGTGTAATCAGCAAGGTATTGACGATAACCTCTACCACCAGTTTCTTCAATTGCATCAATAATAAGAGGCCTGATATTTCCAAGAACTGTGGAAGCAAGGTTTCTCTGTGATGTTGCATCAATACCAGGGCGAAGTTTCTGAATAGCCGCATTAACAGAGTTCTTGCGAATAGCATCCAAAGCCACAGCATCTACAACACCACCATTGTTTGTCCACCTTGCAATGTCATCAGCAACATTCTTTACTGCACCAACAAGAACATCATCACCAGCAAACTTTGGATTGTTGGCAATAGATGAAATCCTTTGAGATAAAGCAGCACCCTCAAGTGGTTTGATGCCAACAGATCGTAAAGCATCAGCCGCACCTTGAGCAAAACGAGCGCCTTGACCCAAATCCAAAGAAGCACTAGCCGCTTTTGCCGCCCAGTTGTCTGCCATGAGAGCTAAATCACCTTTGTAGGTATATCTTGTAAAGCCAACAGGAATACCCTTCTTGATTAACTCAAGACGACCTGCCGCTTCTGCAAGTTCACCTGCCTCAATCAATCTGCGAACATCAGCAACTTTAGCCGCTGCCTCGCCACTTAACATTCCCGCCTTTGCTTCATATTCAGCAACTGCCTTACCAAGATTTGCACGATTCAATGCGGCTTCTCTTGATGGAGTTGTAATAGCGTTTAAAGCATCCTTTGCTTTTTCAGCTACAGAACGAACTTCAGCCGCACTTTCACCACCCGCTAATTTAGATAAAGCCTTCAAAGAATCTTCTTCGTTGAACAACTTAACTTTACGCAAGAATTGCGGGTCTTGTTGCAATGCATCATCAATCAATGCTTGCCATTTGGGATTGTTAAAAGATGCAGTTATTTCAGCAACACTCGCATTCGGAGGAGCTTTCTTTAGTGCGGCAAGCACATCAGGAAGGTCTTTGCCAAGAGACAATTGAGCCAAAGTAGCCGCTTTTTGTGCGGGGGCGTTAAATAAATCTACTACTTTGCCAACTCCAGCACTTACTGCTTGACCAACAACACGACCACCAGCCTCATAGGTTGCACCCTCTAGGATGTTCTTAACAGGTTGTGTTTGCGCTTGTTCTGGAGTCATTCCACCAAGGTAAATATCACCTAGTTTTAATGCCTCTTTAGCCATTCCATAACCTAAACCTGCACCGCCAACAATACCTGCTGGGCCTAGAGGAGTTCCTAATAAGCCACCGCCAACAGCACCCATTGCTTCAACTGTAGGAGCAAGTACTGGTTTAGCAATATTGCGATAAAGCAATTGGCTTAAACTTAGATTCTGTTCATTTTTAGCCGCAGGAACAGGCTTACCATAGCCAGGTATTTGAGCAGAAACAGGAGCAGGAAATCTTGCCGCCAAACGAGCAGTTTCATCAGACTCTTGAGGCTTAACACCCAAGTATTTATTGGGGTCAAACTCTGTTGTATTACCAAGATATGCATCAGGATCAAATTCAGCCATATTACTTTTCTCCTAAACGATTCTTGATTTGTGCGGAACGAGGATCATTTGGGTTTTTGTTTGCCCAATCTAAGGCTTGCCGATCTTCACCAGAAAGCGTCTTTTTAGGTTGTTCAGCTTTGTATGAGTACGTCAAATCGTACGCTTCTTTCAAACGAGTCTTAGAACCTTGAATGTCGCCAATGGCTTGGTCAAGTGCGGCTCTAACATCTTTAGCATCTTGTCTGCGATCAATGGCAGCAAAAGAAGCAGTAAGTTGTTTACCCTCTTGATTAGATACATTACCCAAAGCACCACCAGTTTTAGAGGCATCACGAAGGTCTTGTAAGGCTTGGAAACCACCTTTGGCAACAATCTTGTCGTATAGGGCTTGAGCCGCACGACCATTTGCTGTAATGCCAGGCAATCGACCTGCCGCAATACCTGTAATTTCTGAAAGACCAGGACTATCTCGTAGCTTCTCAATATCTTTAACAAATGAGTCAGCCTTAGTTTCAAAACTGTTGATTGCAGATGTTGCTTGTGGATATGCCGCTTCACGCTTTTGTTTCTCTTTAGGAGTAAGCAATTCAGCATTTGCCGATTCTTTTAAAGATATAGCAAGTTGTGCAATGTCTCTTCGAGCATCAGTTTGCAATTGAGCAATTTGCAGACGAGTAGCACCAGCTTGTTGAGCCGCATCAATTCGTGCTTGCGCCGCTATTGTGGCTGCTTCTATCTTAGCTTGATTTGCCGCTGTAGAAGTTTCTGTTTTTGCTTGAATAGCCGCTTGTGATGCTTCGGTTCTGGCTTGTGTGGCTTCTGTTCTGCTTGCAGAAGCAGTCAAAGCCGCAATAACTCTATCTGGAGAACCATACTTAGTTAATATAGCAAGAACATCATCTTGTGTAGCACCTTGAGGTAACTTAGACAACTCATCACGCAACTTTGTTTCTTGGGCAATAGACAATTGTGTTTTAGCCGCTATTGCCAAAGATGATTGCTCTGCTGCCCGTCTTTGCTGCATCAAAGCCATTTCACTCTGTGCTTGACGAGCATACTGAGCCAAAGCCATAGCACCTTGTTGGTCACCCGCTTGTGCCAACATTTGTGCGCCTTTTAAGATCGACTCAGGGTTAGTCTGGTCTATCTGTTGAGCAATAGCATTACGAGCACTGATTAACTTCAACTGAGGATCTTCTACACCCATAGCACCACCAATAGCAGTACCAAGACCTCTAGCACCGCCATAGGTCATTGCTGCACCACGGGAAGCAGGGTCTAGTTGAGCAAGGTTAATGCCTTCTTGTAAAGCACTTACTCTTTGTTGCTCACCATACATTTGTGGGGTTAGTCCAAACAAACCCGCTACGATATTTTCTGCCATGTTAAATCCTTACAAGAATAAACCGCCAAGGGCTGTGCCGAAAGCAGGAGAAGAACCTAAACCGCCCAATAGGGTTGCATAAGGATTAGTAGTAGCGGCTTTTCCTGTTGCCAGTGCCACGCTTTGTTCTGCGCCTTTTAATCCCAATTGACCAACATTTGCACCAGACATTGCACTAAGCCTTGCCAACTCTGTACTCAATGCCAGTGGCTGTTGGCCCAAAGTCTCCAAGTTCTGCACTTGTCCCATAGCAGTCGTGTAAGGAGCATAAGCGGCTTGTTGACCAGCATAGTACTGACCCATGAGTCCCGCACCTTGATTAAACAATCCAGAGCCAAAGCCAATTCTTTGTTGCTCAAGAGCTTGTTGTCTAGCCAAAGTATCCATGCCAAACTGCTGACCTTGGATGCCAAGTTGTTGTCCAGTACCAATCAAATTAGCACCAAACTGTTGACCTTGAATTCCAAGTTGCTGACCAGTACCAACCAAGCCCGCACCAAACTGAACTTGTTGTTGACCCGCTTGTTGTGCATTAGCCGCCAATTGAGCCTCTTGAGTAGCCCTAGCGTTAAACAAAGCCTGTAACTCAGGAGTGGTAGCACCCAAAGTACCGCCTTGAGCCACTGACAAACCACCACGACCTTGTTGCTGAAGTCTGTTTTGCAGATTAGCCAACTCTAGCTCTCTGCCTGGTTGCAACAAAGCCATTTGCTGATTTAAGTAGTTTTGAGCTACTTCTTCAGGAGATTGAGCAATGTATCTACTTCCAAGAGCAGTAAGCATCTTGCTCTCAGGAGATTGTGTTAAATAATCACCACCAAGTGCTGTCAAACGCTGACTCTCTGGAGATTGTGCTAAATACTGAGAAGCAATCTGTGCCAAACGAGGATCATTTTGAGCATTCAAGAATCCTTGACCTAAGCCAAACAGACTTTGTGCGCCAGTTTGTAAAGGTGCAAATTGTGCTTGTGCGCCTTCTGCTTGCGTTAAACCTGCGTTTGACAAAGCAATAAGTCTATCTTGTTGGGCTTTGGCTTCAGGACTTAATGTGTAACCTGCGCTTGTCAACTGTCCCGTTCTAGGATCAATTTGGAATTGCGAAGTTCCAAAGCGAGTAGTCATTCCAACTGGACGAAATGCTGCGGCTTGTTTAGCAGCGGCAGTCTCGGCATCAATCCTAGCTTGAGCCAATCTAGCGGCTTCTGCTGAAGTTTGTTGTTGGGCAAGTCCACCACCAGTAGTCAATAATCCAGATAACAAAGCACCAATTTGTGCGGCAGTTAAACCACCTGTAGCAGCAGCCGCTAAACCTGTTCCTAAACCTGTTCCCAAACCAGTACCAACACCAGTGCCTAGACCAGTACCTACACCTGTACCTACTGTTGCAAGGCCAGTACCAAGTCCTGTTCCAACACCTGTGGTCAGTGCGCCCGTTCCTAATCCTGTAGCCAATCCTGTACCTACACCAGTAGTTAAAGCACCTGTAACACCTGTTCCTGTTCCTGTACCCAATAAAGTAGTTCCAAGACCAGAGCCAGTAAGAATTCCAGTTCCTGTCAGTGCGCCTGTACCAGTGCCTAGCAAACCTGTACCAAGAGTTGAATCAAGCAGTACACCAGTACCTGTTAAACCTGTACCTGCAATAAGTCCAGTGCCTGTTCCAGTACCCAAACCAGTGCCTACGCCAGTACCTAGACCTGTACCCAAAGCACCCTCAAGCCCTGCCACACCAGTAGCACCACCAAGACCACCAGCACCCGCCACAGTTAATCCTGTACCTGTACCGCCGCCAAGACCAGCCGCACCGTCAACTACTAATCCTGTTCCAGTACCCAAACCAGTACCAACCCCAGTGCCAGTTCCAACTGCTAGACCAGTGCCAGTTCCTGTTCCAGTACCTAATAAAGCAGCAGATTCAGCTGCAGTTAAAGCACCCGTACCTGCTGGAATTCCACTTAGACCTGCTAAATCAGCACCGACTACTCCTGCGCCACCTAACGCTCCCGCACCACCAAATAATCCAGCACCATAACCACCTGCTAAAGCAGCTAAAACTACAGGGTCTGTAAGAGCTTCTCCCAATCCTTCTAAGAATGAACCTGCAACTGGTTGAGTCTGTGTTGTTTGTTGGAATTCACCAGTAGGTGAGTAATACTGAATATCAGTACCTGTTGCTACTGCGTCATTGATGCCACCAGTAGTCTTGTAGGTAAGAACATTCTCAATCCCACCAACTTGACGATCTTCACCAGAGCCAATGACTTGATATACAGGCTGTACCCAAGTATCACCAAGTAGCTTTGCTTGTCCTTCAGGAATAGTAGCCGCTGCACGAGCAGCAACAGCACCCTCATCCAACCCAACAGCCGCAGCCATTTGAGCAGGAGATACCCCATAAGTCTCCATTGAAGAAACAATCTCGGCATCACTCAAGCCTGGATTAGCAAGCAAGAAATCTACAATTTGTGCGCTAGTTACTGCCATGATTATTTACTCCAATTCTTTCAGAACTTGCTTTAAGCAACAGTATTTCGTGCCGCTTCAGCCGCGGCCTGTGCCGCTTGATAAGCCGCAACCACTTCAGCAGTCCAGACTGTGTTGCAAATAGCAACCACATTAGCAGGAACGCCTGTTAAGTCTTGTGCGGGTGTGAGGCTTGAACGATGGTAGGTCTGGCTCAGTTGCTTGCCATCCTCCATAATTCGGGTTGCCTCACGATAAAGAACAGTTCCATTTTCTTCAACAGTAATCTGGTCTACAACAGTTGTTTTAGTAAGTGACATAATGATTTCCTTTAAATATAATAAACAGCAGTAAATTGAACTCGTGCATTATTTTGGAGTATATTTATTGTATTGTTTACGCCTGTGGCTGCTGCGCCTACTGTGTGAAACTTTACAGTTGTTGTATCTATCCAAGGGTACAAGTTTGTAATACTTACACTTAGAGCGTTCCAATAGTATGTATAACACCCTTGGTTATAGCCAGAAGCCTTTGTAAATGGCAATCCACTTACTGTTCCTGCCGAACCTGTGCCAATAGAAGCAATCCAAATATCGGCTATAACAGTTACCATTTTTCCAACTTTTACATAATATCCCTGTAGTTCGTTATATGTAGCAGTACCACCAACACTAGGTGTCCAAGTACCTTCTTCATAGTCATCTAGCGTATTAGCGTTTGATGATGAATTTTGAGTTGCAGGAAACTGAATTTGTCCTGATGTAGCCGCTGAAATGTCTAATAAACCAGTTACAGAAACTCCTGCGGATGAAATGTTTGCTTTTTCAACACTATTAACTTGAAAAGTATGTATTCCACCTGTAGGGATGCTATGGAAAAGTGATGCGTCATTACCTCCAAGAGCAATATAAGAATTAGTTGTTCCTGAAGTTTGAAAATTTAGAAAACGAGCAGTTGCGGTTGCTCCGCTAATATTGATGTTTGCACTAGTTGTAGTAATTGCACCTGTTGCATTGATAGTTGTCAAACCAGACAAAGCACCAGCATCACTTAAAATGCCTACTGAGTTTTGTACCAACTTACCAGTTGTCGTATCAAAACGAACCAAAGCATTGTCAGTAGAAGATGCAGGGCCAACTACATCGCCAGAGCCACCAGCAGTAGCTGCAATTGAAATACTACCCGCACCATTAGTAATCGTAATATTTGAACCCGCAGTCAAAGTAGTGCGAGTAAAACCTGTGCCGTTACCAATGTCTAAAGCACCATTAGCAGGAGTTGTTGTTAGTCCAGTTCCTCCGTTAGCTACTGGCAAAGTTCCAGTAACGCCTGTGCTTAGTGGCAAGCCTGTTGCATTGGTTAGAGTCGCACTTGTTGGCGTACCAAGGATAGGTGTAACCAATGTTGGGCTAGTTGCAAATACGTTAGCACCGCTACCAGTTTCATCGGTCAAAGCAGCAGCCAAATTAGCACTACTTGGAGTTGCTAAGAAAGTAGCTACACCAGTTCCAAGACCCGCAACACCTGTGCTAATTGGCAGACCCGTAGCATTAGTTAAAGTGCCAGAAGATGGTGTTCCCAATGCAGGGGTTACCAATGTTGGGCTTGTTGCAAAGACCAAAGCACCCGTACCAGTTTCATCTGTTACAGCAGAGATTAGGTTTGCACTTGAAGGAGTCGCTAAGAATGTCGCCACGCCCGTACCCAAGCCGCTAACGCCTGTGCTAATAGGAAGACCTGTAGCATTGGTCAAAGTACCGCTAGAGGGAGTACCAAGTGCAGGAGTAACTAGGGTAGGGGAGGTAGCGAATACCAATGAGCCAGAGCCTGTTTCATCAGTAATCGCAGAGGCTAAATTGGCACTAGAGGGTGTTGCCAAAAGAGTTGCTACACCCGTACCTAAACCACTCACGCCAGTTGAAATTGGCAAACCAGTTGCATTAGTCAAGGTTGCGCTAGTTGGAGTGCCTAGAATCGGTGTGACTAGCGTTGGCGAGTTTGACAACACTACATTGCCTGTCCCTGTAGAGCTAGTTACACCAGTACCACCATTTGCAACGGGCAGAGTGCCAGTAATGTCAGCAGTGGAAAGGCTTACGGCATCCCATGATGCGTTTGTGCCATCAGTTTGAAGATACTTGTTTGCATTACCAGTTTGGCTAGGCAATAGGTTATTCAGACCACCAGCCGCTGTAGAAGCACCTGTACCGCCATCAGCCACAGCTAGATCGGTAATGCCAGTAATTGTTCCACCCGTGATCGTTGCGCTAGAAGATGTGATTGGGCCAGTAACACCCGCAGTTGCCGTGACAGCACCTGTCAAGGTTGAAGTGCCTGTCACCGCCAAAGTAGTACTTGCAGTGATTGCTTTAGCCGCCAAAGTAGTATTAGCAACTGTGGCAGTTCCTGTAGCCGCACCAATATTCACAGCAGTAGCTGCACCGCCAAGATTTAAGGTAGTTGAGACAGTGTTAAATGCAGATTGAGTAACCGCACCAACCAACGCACCCGCAAGGGTTGTTGTGCCAGAGGCCGCTAGAGTTGTGAACGCACCCGCTGCAGGGGTAGTCCCACCAATGGCAGTACCATCAATAGTACCACCAGTAATTGCGGCAGAAGCATTGTCTGTCTTAGTCGCAACAGCAGTGGCGATATTGTTGTATTCAGTGTCAATCTCAGTACCCTTAACAATCTTTAAAGGATTGCCAGAGTTAAGATTGTCTTTACTCGCAAAATTAGTGGTCTTTGTATAATTACTCATGGTTTACCTCTTAAGCTATTTTGCCATCTTTGGCTTGAATTTCAATCTTTTGTAGAGAAAAAGAAACCCCGTTAATCGTTGTTTCATAACCCGTTTGAACAATCTTTCCCGCACCTGAAGCATTGGCAGTCAACGTCTTAATTGGCACACCACTTGTGTACTCTGCAATGTTGTATTCAGCAGTTCCATATTCATAGCTTGCTTGAGTAGGAATATAAATATTTTGCGCTTGATAAGAACCTGAATAATCAAATCCCCAATTGATTGTTAGGAACTGATTTGATCCACCAATTACAATTGCTGAAATAGTTTTAAGGATAGAAATCTGATTTGGGTTTCCCAAGTCTGCGTTGTTTGTATAGTACGAAAATCGGTAAGTTGTGGTGTCATCAAGATAAGTCCCATACTTACCAATGTACCCAGTTTTACCAATGTACAAGTCTCCATTACGCAAAGAACGCAAAGCAGTTGGTGCGATAGAGTCCCATTTAGTTACACGGGAAGCACCATCTTGCAAAGATTGCTTGGTATCGAAGCAGTAAACTTGAAAAGTAGCGGGTAAAACAAGTAGATAAAAGGCTTCTTTTTCTGAATAAACAGACTTCAAATTAGCCAATGTTTCACTTGCTAATGATGAATTTAGGTCAAAACGAACATTTTTAGACAAGTCTCTTAGGGGTGCAGACTTCTCTTGAATTGTTCTCATCAGTGAACGAACACCTGAATCTGACAAGAAAACAACGTCAGAACCAATACTTTGAATCGTATCCCTTGCAATACACCCAATAGAGCCTACTGTGTCGCTTAGAACCAAAGAAGCAGGAGTAGAAGCACCAGAATAAACAAGAATCTGTCGTTTACCAAAGATAAACAAGAAATCATTATGAGCTGCCAAGCCCATCACTTCATCAGCACCATTAGGCCATACACGAGATACATCCAATGAACCAGAAGTACCACCACCCCATACATGACCTGCAATCAGATCAGAAAATGTAATAGTCACTTTATCTGTTGCAGTATTAGCTACCCACAAGCGACCAAAAGCAGAAATACAGATGTTTGCTTGAGGAACAGTAGCAACATAACCAGACTTCTCAGAAACTCTGCGATAAGTAGTAGTACTTACTGCGGGATCATAAATCAGAGGATCGTGACCAGTTTGGAAGAAGTATGCAATCCCATTCAAAGATGCGGTTTGCCAATTGCTTGCAGTAATAGTGGGAGCAGAACCGCCACCACCATAGGTCAACTCAGTCACAGCATTAGAAGTGCCAAGTTTGAATATCTTGTTGTTGCCAGCAAATAGAACTGTAAGAGTTCC